CCCGAAGGGCCCCCCGGTGCTTGTGATCGCGCGAGCACATGGGTAATCTCCAAAAGAGAAAACCCACGCCAATCCAAATGGAAGGACCGCTCTGATGCCTATCGTGACGCAGTCTAGGGAGGACCTGCCTATTCATGCCCAGGGTCTTCTGACCGTGGGGAATAGCGGGTCATTTGCTCCTTACACTCCGTTCGATTGGTATAGAGCATCTCGTTACGAGACGACCACCTCGTTCCGGTCAAAAGCCGGACATTCAGAGGATCTCGTTGACGAGGACGGTTTCACGGGAAGTCTTGGGACTCGTGCTGAGTTCCAAGAAGAACTCTCGAAAAGTGACCGTGAGATGGGGAAACCCGCTTACGACACTGGTCATGAGTTCAAGTCGGTTAAATCTACACTCGAGTTGAGTTCCGCATCGCGGGACTTCTCGTTTAGTAGAAACTCCGGACATCCGTTCTGGGGCAACACTCCAGTGCGCTACCGTGGTGATGTATTACCATGGGCGTCCTGGAACATGGCACCAAATTGGCCCGACCCGGTTGAACCCTCGTTTAACGAGATCAACCGAGACGGTGCCAGAGCCATAAACCGAACTCTTCCAACGAAACCGCACGCAGGACTGATGCAGTTTCTGGGTGAGCTGCGGGAGCAATTCCCACAGCTCATCGGCCACGCTATCGTTCAGAAGTCTCTAGGCCCAAGAGCTTTGGGCAATGAGCACCTGAACGTACAGTTTGGCTGGCGTCCGCTTATAGCGGATCTCCAGAAATTTGCACTTGCTGTTTTAGCAGGTAACAACCTGCTGAGACAGTACGCTCGTGACTCGAACCGTCAGGTTCGGCGTCACACAGTCCTGTTTGAGGGAACAGCTCTCACGGAGAAGCCTCCTTGGAACTCAGGGGTGAACTACGTCCATGCGGACGAAGGACTCCCTTACAGTCCCGAGGGCTTCTTCATGATTCTGCCCTCAGCTACGGTGACTGATACAGTCACCCAGCGGGTGTGGTTCTCAGGTGCATACGCCTACCTCCTTGCCGACCTCAGTTCATGGGTCCGCAAGGCGGAAAGGTTTGACCAGCAGGCTAACCACCTGCTGGGCACTCGACTTACGCCGAGTGTGCTCTGGGAACTCACTCCATGGTCCTGGATGATCGACTGGTTCGGCAACTTCTCTGCTGTTGTGCAGAATGCCGATGCTTTAACCAGCGATTCTCTTTCGTTGCGGTATGGGTACATCATGCATCACTACGAAGTGAGGCGTGAGGTGTCCATCATCGGGGCGTACGACTTTCAAGGAAAGCGTATGCCTACGATCACGGCGTATCTTACAAGGTCAAGTAAGACACGCACGCGCGCAACACCATTTGGCTTTGGTCTAGACCTCTCGACTCTCAGTCCGAGACAATGGGCCATCGTAGGGGCTCTTGGTGGAACCAAGTCACCCCGCAGTCTCCGACTGGACAATCCTGTCCAGCCGCGATTGAAGCCCCAAAAGGGCGTCAAGAGACTACCACGGACTCCGCGAAAGCCGCGGATCCGCGCCTGATGGGAGCATTGCTATGTCCTACGCTGACCCACAATCCGTCACGATCGGTGGCACTGCCATCCCGCTTCCGCGGGTGAGCAGTGGCCAGAACAGTGGTGCATTCGGCTCTGCCGATAACACCACTCTTCTGTCCGTGAGCCATCAATATGGCAGGCGGAACCGTCGTGCACTGAGGCTCTCTTCGTCGAAGATCTCGGCAGATCCACTGACCCCGTCTCAGAACGTGAAGAACTCCATGAGTTGTACTCTGGTGGTCGACACGCCTGTGAACGGGTACTCAGTGGCCGAGGCCAAAGCTGTCGTTGACGCCCTTGTGGCGTACTTGACAGCTTCGACGGGAGCCAGGGTCACCCAGCTTCTGGGTGGAGAGAACTGACCTGTGATGGCTCACGCCTCCACAGGTTAGTCAGTTTTCACAGCGATATGGACATGGCTGAGGAACACCTACCGCACAGAAAGGCGGAGCTGTTGAAAAGCCTGATCATGCTCGCTCAGGTCGTCCTCTTTGATATGGGGACGAGATGCGCCACAAGCACCACTGACGACTTCAAAACAGTCGTCAGGCGAGTCGAAAACGAGGGGCTCTCGTTTCTCACGATTGCCCTGTCGAACTTCGGAAAGGACTTCGAAAAAAGTCTTGACCGCGGTTCTGTCGCCGACGCCTCTTTCACTGGATTTAAGTGTAGAGGAGGTCTCCCCCTATTTCTAGGAGGTTTCCTTCGGCTTGTCTTCGACTCTGGTACTGGCCGATTGCTCGACGAACCTTCTTTCCATGCGATCCAAGCCATACGTCAGTTCACACTGATGTGGGCAAAGATCGATCTGCCTTGCTCCTTACGAAGGGAGCGGGCAGCCATGGCTAGGTACGTCGAGTGTGAGCAGGACGTACGCCAGGCAGACCGGCGGCTGGTGTCATCTGAACCTTATAGGCTCGATGACTTCAGTCGGATCGGTCGGCTCCTCTGGGCTAACTTCTTCTCGGCGGTAGATACGAGTATCTACCACCAGGGAGTCGTGCCCAAACATGGTCCTGGCGCCACCGCTGACAAGCTTCGCGGCAACGCGAAGTATGAACAGCTGATGTGGACTCGCCGGCTGGATAGTGTGTTCCCTCACTGGGAACAGATCATCCCATCGGAGTCCTTCCTTCAAAGGACGGACGGAGTTACGATCCTCGAACCTGGCGAAGAGATCCCCGTTAGGGTGATCACTGTGCCAAAGACGCTGAAGACCCCACGGATCATCGCTATCGAACCTACCTGTATGCAGTATATGCAGCAGGGAGTTCTCGCGGCGATTGTGGAGGAGATGCCGCGCCATGACAACACGCGGCATTTCGTTATGTTCGAATCGCAAGAGCCAAATCAATGGCTCGCTCGCGAGGGTTCCATGAATCGGAACCTTGCCACACTGGATCTCAGCGAGGCTTCGGACAGGGTCTCCAATCAGCATGTACGTCTCCTTATCAAGAATCACCGCGCGCTACGCGAAGCGGTGGACGCGACGAGGAGCCGGAAGGCTGATGTATCTGGCAAGACTATACGTCTTGCCAAATTCGCGTCGATGGGTTCAGCACTCTGCTTTCCCTTTGAAGCTCTGGTCTTCGCGACCATTGTCTTCGTCGGAATTGAGCGAGTGCTCAATCGGCGGTTGACCATAGAAGATGTTCGATCCTTCTATGGTCGGGTGCGTGTCTACGGGGATGATATTATCGTCCCCGTAGAATACGTGGAATCGGTAATTGGGGAGCTCGAAGCTTTTGGGCTTCGTGTCAATTCCGACAAGTCTTTCTGGACTGGGAAGTTCAGAGAGTCTTGCGGAAAGGATTACTACGATGGCTATGATGTTTCAATAGCCCGCGTGCGTAACCTTCTCCCTGAGAACCGACGGCACGTTGAAGAGATCGCGTCAGCGGTGTCGTTGAGGAACCAGTTCTACTGGAACGACTACGACATCACTGTTGCCTTTCTTGACGGATGGATTGGGAAGATCATTCCCTTCCCCTATGTCTCGAAAGAGTCCTCTCTCCTGGGGCGTCAAGCAATCTGCATCCCTAGCCAGGATGTCAGGCTTGACCCCGATTACCAGGTTCCTCTTGTCAAGGGCGTGGTGATCGAGTCCAAGTTGCCAGTTTCAATACTGGACGACTATGGAGCCCTCATGAAGTGGTTCTTGATGAAATCGAAGAGCGATAAGCCCTTCGAAGACAAGGATCACCTGCAACGTGCCGGGCGACCAGTGTCCGCTCGCATCAAGACACGGTGGGCTAGGCCATGATCTGACCAAATCCACCACGGGTCCCGCTCTCATATTTACACCTGAGAGGGGGATGTAGCAAACAGGGATGAAGTTACCCTGGCTACATGTGGGAGTCTAGGTGACTCTCTCGAGAGTCTCTAGATTTCTCG